CGTTCTGTGTCTGCATGGCGGCAACTGTTGCCGTCGGGTCGTGCAACACTCCAATCTGGTACATCGCCAGCACGATGCGTCTCCGGTGTTCGCCGCTGGAATGGTCAGGCTCCCACTGGCGCAAAATCTCCAGCAGATCAACCATCGTCGCGCGCAAGGCGTCTATTTCATCGGCCTGAGCTTCCAACGCTTCGGCGCAAAGACGGCGCTCGTAGCTCTCTGTTCCAAGCTGCGCGGCATACGCCGGGTTAATTCGGCTTCGCAGGTCGTCAATCAAGTCTCTTGGTGTCATCGTGTTTTCTCCGTAGTTACCGCAGCCACAGAACCCGTTGCTCAAGCGGACCGTCCGCCTGCGGCGTCCGATCCGCTTAGCGTTGCGTTATGCGGCAACAGCATCAGCCGCTTTCAGTTCTGCAATCACCGCGCTCGCCTCTTCCGGTGTCTTGTAAATCAGCGGTTCGCTTCCACGGCAGCAGTGCATCCACTTCGCGCCTCTCTCCGGCTTGATCTGCACACCGTAGAGCATCGTCGCTTGCGGCTTGTTCATCGCCTCTTCGCTGGTGTCGATCCATGTGCCAATCTGGTACTGCGGGTATTTCGTTGCCATCATTTCTTTCTCCGTAGTCTCGCGCCGCATAACCCGGCGCTCGACCTGACCTGCGCAAAAAGCCGCGCAGTCAGGTCAGCTCTGCGTTATGCCCCATACCGCGCCCACACTAGCGCAGCATGCAGTGAGTTCATGCCGGCTTCAATGTTTGCTGCATTCAATTCTTCCTGTGCGCGCCGAACGCGGTCGCCGCTGAACTTTATGCGGGCGTTCACGTCGTCGCGTAATGCACGTGTAGCATCAGCCAAGGCCAGCGCCGGGAAATGTGTGTTCTCGAAAACGCTGTCGCCTTCCTCGTCTTTTCCGGGCCACGGATCGGCTTCTACCTGCCGTACTTCGCCTTTTTCTGTATCCACCTTCCACATTTTCATGTCATTCCTCCTGTGGCATAACACTGCCATCAACACGGACGCCCGGCGATGATGCCGCCGTGCGCCGGTTATGTTCGACGTTAGCCGCCAAATGCCGCGATCCGTGCGCCGAGAATCTCGGAGTATTGCCACATCACATCATTCTGCTCTCGGAGGCGTTCCTGCTCGGCCTCATCTAGAGTCGGGAAAATGTCGCTGTTTCCGATGAACTGGCTCAGGGCCGTTGCTTTCTTGTCGAGTTCGGTCTTCTCGTCAATCACTCGTTGCTGATGCGGTTGCAGTTCCATATTCGTTCCTTTGCTGGTGCCGTGCCTTCGGTGGGCGTCACGGCTAACCCGTCATTCCAGGGGACGCTGCGCGATAAAGCCGCGCATCGCCCCTGAATTCAGGCGTTAGATTTACGTTAATTCGGTTCGAAATTTACACAATTAAAATCTGCTTGTCAATACTTTTTTAACAAATAAATAAAATTATTTGACTTGCAGGTGGCCTTGTATTAGCATGTGGCCTGATAACAACCAAGGAGCCACAATGAAACCCGCAGATTTATTTGAATTCTACGGCAATAAAAAGAATACATATCTACAGCTTGATAGGCTGGGGATTTACCGCCAGCTTGTATTTAATTGGATCAAGATCGGGTCGATCCCCCGCGATAAGCAGCTGTTGCTTGAGCAGGTCACGGGAGGGCAGTTAAAGGCGGATACGCCGTTGATGTATCACAAGCGGAAGGAACGGAAGAGCCAGAATAAAAATAAAGACTAACTGTCCTTGTTTTTCTCTAAAAATGCGCTGATCTTTGCCTTGGCATCCTCAGCGCCTTTTCCAACTATGCAGCTGTAGCCACAGCCTTCGAGATAAGTAATCCAGTCCTTTTGTTCCGCGCTCAGGCTCCCGCATTTGACCCGCTTCATCTCGACCCACAGACGCCAGGCGGGAATGAACAGGTCTGGCACGCCTGAACTAGTTCCAGTCGCCTTTAGCTTGGCAGCCACAGCCACAAGCATCATTTGCTCGTGATCTTCACTATGGATTTGTTCCGCGCTCAAAACGGTAGCTCCAGAACCCATTTTTGACACGTATCCACCGTGGCAGCGAAGTCTTCTGGTGGCGCCATATCAAATTCCAGGCAGTGGCCTGACTGGTCGAAGTTATCGCATGTGTGGCAGCACTTCGGTGGCCCAGCCTTAACAAGCTTGCGGTAGTCGATCAGGATTTGTGGCTCAGGTGGTCTGCTCAAGTGTTTCTCCTTTGTGAATTTCAATTCCAGCTCCTGTTAATCACCCGGTGAAATTTCCCGTCCATTCGGTACTCGATGCTGGCTGGTGGTGTACTGTTGCTCATCTGCACGGCCATGTAGTCTAGCGCCTGTTCGCCATCCAAATGTGCAGCCTCGGACAGATTCGCGCCAGACGAGTTGGCCATAATGAACAGTTGCTGCATTGCCCTATGGCCTGCATATCCATCGTGCATAACCGGCAGGTACTCGGTGATCGGCTTATCCGACAGGTTGCCGTAATAGGTGCATGCCAGCATCTTCTTGCCACTGGCTCGGCTGGTGTGGACGCGCCAGTTCCAGGAGGTAACCTCAAGGTCTTTGCCTTCCAGCCCCATGATGTCATCATTTCGCAGTTCCAGCTTCTTCTTCTCCTGCTCTGGGAAAATATAACCACAGGCAGGGCAGGTCATGACTGAGATGTGCACCAACTCGCCGCAGTTGTCGCAGACCTTTACCGGCGCTTCGCCGTCCACGCTACCGCCTTTTTTAGGCGGCTGCACGTTGGTAATCGGGCCATGGGTCTCCACCACCCCGGCAAAATCAAGCACAAGGCAATGGTCGGTGTGGCTCTTTGGGCGCATGCCGCGACCCGCCATCTGCACATAAAGGCTGGCGCTCATGGTTGGGCGCAGCATGGCGATAAGATCGATGTCGGGGTGGTCAAACCCTGTTGATAAGACCGAGCAGTTAGTAAGCGCTCGCAGTCGACCGGCCTTGTAGTCGGCGAGCATCTGCTCGCGCTCTTTTTTTGGAGTCTCGCCAGTCACACACTCGGCTGCCACCCCGTTGGCATTTAATACATCGCACACGCGCTGGGCGTGCTTCACGCCGGTACAAAAAAACAACCAAGCCTTGCGTTCGCCAGCGAGCGCAATCACCTCACGCACCACGCGCTCGTTGTTGTCGTCAGTATCCACGGCTGCCTGCAACTCTGATTCGATAAACTCACCGCCGCGCTTATGCACGCCACTTGTGTCCAGGCGCTGCTTGGTGATCTTGCTGCGTAGAGTCGCCAGGTGCCCCTTGAAAATCAACTCTTCGATGCTGACCGGCTCGATCAACGCATCGAACAGCGCTGGCTTGTCGGTGATCATGCCGTGGCCAAGTCGGTAAGGGCTTGCTGTAAGCCCAACCACCCTCAGGCTTGGATTGATGGCAGTCAGTTCGCCAATAAACTTGCGGTAGCCCCCCTCATCCTTGTGATTAACCAGGTGGCACTCATCAATGACCACCAGATCAATGTGCCCGATCTGCTTGGCCTTTTTGCGCACGGATTGGATTCCGGCAAAGGTGATTGGCTCGCCAAGTTGCCTCTTCCCGACACTGGCCGAGTAAATACCCATTGGCGCACCAGGCCAATGCAAGCGCATCTTTTCGGCATTCTGCTCAATCAACTCTTTTTGATGTGTTAACATCAAAACCTGCGTCTCAGGCCAGCTTTGCAGGGCGTCCTTGCACAGCGCAGCCACGATGTGGCTTTTGCCAGACCCAGTAGGCAGCACCAGACAAGGATTGCCGTGGTTGCCTGCCGCGAACCAGGCGTAAAGCTGGTCGATGGCTCGCTGCTGGTAATCTCTAAGCATGTTCACCCACCCACCCTAGCATCAAAAATCTGTCGGACCTCAGCAATGAATTCGTCCCCGCTGGCGCAGGCGCTGGGGTTGGCTAAAATCTCGCGGCTGGCGAAAACATGCGCGTCAGGCTCGCCGTTCCTAACCTGCTTGCCGTCGATAATCCAAACAGCATCCCACTGGCTGCTTGCGTCTGAGTCCAGCTGCCAAGGCACCAGATCAGGATGCAGGACATGGCTTTCGCATCCTTCGCGCTGAAACTCGACTGGGATGCCATCAGCATCATTCCTTTCGCAACGCCATGTGCTGTCCTGCTGAGCCGTTGAATGGGCACAGGTGCGGCAGTTCACATGCTTTGTTATCTTTGTCTCGTGACAAAACTCGTATGCAGGGCATGACTTGCACTGATACCAACTGGGCGAAGCGCCTGGTATTGGCTCGGGCATACGATCGGCCAAGGTGATGCGATGGCCGCGCTCAATGGCCTTCTCCGCTGCTGCCTTGTCATACTTAACGCGCTCTGTGTAGATGCGGTCATCGTCTTTGCAAACCGCCAAGTACAAAGCCCGGTCGATCGCTGTGCCGTGCATATAGACTTGCATCTGCACCCAGTGCTGGGGCTTGGACTTCTCAACCCCGTCCTTGACCATCTCATCAAATGATTTTTTGCTATGGGTTTTAAACTCGGCAATGTGCCTCGCCTTGGGCGCTTCTGGCACGCCGCTCTCGATGATGGCGTCCATGCTGCCTGAAACGTGCGCACCGAAGGTAACGCGTGTCTGCTTGCCGCCTGTCGTGCCACGCACATCCATGCCAATGGCTCTAAGATCTGAAACGATGGTGTCCTCCTCCATCTGGCCACGCCTGAACAGTCGCAGGATGCGGCCTGGGAACTGCTCTTGCACTGCCCAGCGAAATGATAGCCACAGTCGCCTGTCGCATGGATGTCCCAGCAGGGATGCTCCAAGGTGCGGCCTTGGCGGTTCATTTTTTTCTTCGTGGTATTTGTCAATAAGCGCGGAAATTGAATGCTCTGACTCAGGGATTTCCATATGTTAAACTCCTTAATGGTTAGGCTGCCCGGGACTCTTGCGAGAACCGGGCTTTTTTTTCTTAATTACTTCTTAACCCATGGAGGCGCAGCCTTGCCGGACGCTGCCGCCGATTGTGTTGGCGCTTGTGCAATTGAAGGCGTTAGCACGCTGCCGCCGATGGCCTTAAATCCCTTGACATCGTTGCTTGGCGCATAGTCATCCTGCTCGCGAATATCCAGCTTGATATGCAAGCTTCCGCCGATCAGCTGGTCGGTGTCTGTCACCTTGGCTAGACCAATGGCGCGCATAATCTCGCCAAGCTGCTGGCGCCCGATTTCCTCCGCTTTGGGGTTAGGGTTTTTTATGTTCAAATTGCCGAACACCACGCGCCCTTGATGTGTCGGTCCGGTGATGTCATAGCGCACAGCGATGTACTGGCCGTTGCCTGCCTTTGTGTTCTTTAGTTCAGCGCCTGTTATGTTGGCGTCATACCATCCTGGTGGCAGGGGATCAAAGTTTCCATTGCCCTGCGGAAGTTCGTTAACGTTATAGGTTTCGTTCAAAAAGGCCATGGTTTTACTCCTTGTTTGGGGTGATTGAAAAAGATGCACGGCCGGGCTTGGCCGTTATTGCTGGTGCAAGAGGCCCGGTAATGGCCTCGCTTGCTGCCTTCCATGCAGCCATATTAATCTCAGGCTTCCATCGGAAAAGGCTGGATAGATGCTCTGATAATCCGTACTCTGCCGCAATCTCTTGCAGCTTGTCGCTGTCTATCTTGCGGTCGATGCGGCCAACGATTTTGATGGTGAAATGCTCCGGTGCGACTGTCTCAGTCCCGTCCAAGCTCTCTGAAATTCCTGCCAGGCTCTTGATTCGGTCTTCAATTTTTCGCCGGTCTGCCGTGGCTGCGGCCTCGTTTTCCTTGGCGGTAAGCCACATGCTAGATAGCTCATTCAAGTCGTCGGTCATTTTTTTCCCCCTATTTTATTAATAATCGCGCCCAGATCAGGCGCTTCCCATGCGTCAAGCTTCCCGCTGCGGTCTTTTGCCAGCCATAAGCCGTCCGAATCGCACATCAAGGCACGCTGTGTGACGCCTTCTGCATCGCGCTCAACACGCAGGGCCAGTACATCGTCGAAAAAGTATGGCAAACCTTGTGTCAGGCTCTTGCCCGGCATACCAGGGTTGTATAGCATCTTGCTCATTTCATCCTGGCTTTTTTCCAGCTTGGCCGACATGTATACATGCTTGCCAGGCAGATCGCGGAATGCACGAATCAGCTCTTGCATGACGCTGTTCATCTCTCCGTAGGCTGCCCGTCCATCCTTGGACTTCTTGAGCTCGTGGTGTAATACCACCTCGGCCACCTCGCTGATCGAGTCCAGCGCCACCGACTCAAATCCTGCTGCCTCCTGGCTGTCTTTGCACCACTCGTAAGCCTCGCGCAATTCGTCCATACTGGTTATTTCGATATATGGTATGTCGGCGTCCTGAATGGACAGTAGGCCACCCTCAGCAGATAGGACGATGGGGTTGGGTAGGGTTTTGATCAGGCTGGTTTTGCCAGCACCCGCCTGGCCGTAAACGAGGACTTTCACCCCATTGGCAGACAAGCTGCCTGTACTTTTCAAATTGATTGCCATTTTTGGCTCTCCTTGGTTGCTGCACCTTCGGCCAATTCCGTTCGCGCAGTGGATGCAACTTTACATTAAAATAATGTATGATTGCAACCCCTAATCAAATTTTTTTACAGGAGAATGTTTATGATGACTATAGAGAGGATTCGTCAAGCGCTTTCAGACCGCATGCTATCGAAAGTGGCACAGGCCACTGGATTGCACTACAACACCATTAGATTGATCAGAGACAATCCTGATGCAAACCCGACGTATAAAGTTATTGTTGCGCTTTCTGACTATCTTGAGGGACGCGACAATGACAACCAAAGCTGAAGCGGCCATTATTTATGCGTCATGGGGTTGGCATGTCCTCCCTGTGGTGCCAAATGGAAAAGTTCCCGCGACGCAGCATGGAGTAAAAGATGCAACAACAGACCCAGAGCAGATAGTCAGGTGGTGGGCACAGAACCCTGATTTCAACATTGGTATCGCAGCCGGGGAGCGTTCCGGTATCATTATATTTGATGTAGACCCACGTAATGGCGGTGATGATTCTTGGGCAAAGTGGCTTGATGAAAATGGACGCGTCCCAGAAGGTGCCGCCATGCAATTGACTGCCGGCGGGGGAGAACATCATATTGCGATTTATGACCAAGAGATCAGGTCATGTAAGCTGACAGAGGGGGTTGATCTACTGGCCGATGGGCGTTATTTCGTGGCCTATCCGTCTACTATTGAGGGCAGGAGATACGAATGGGAGGCGTCATCGGATCCTTTCGATGGGGTGGCACCTTTCAAGGTTCCTGAAAAGTGGATGGTAGCATACCGCGCTTTGCGCAAGCCTGCGGAGCGCCAGCAGGTTTTGACAGGTGGAGGACTGATTCAAGGCAGTCGAAATAATGGGTTAACTGCGATGGGTGGCGTCATGCGCCGCTACGGATTTACCGAAGCAGAGATAATGGCCTCGCTATCCATTGCAAACGAAACCCGCTGCGAAATACCTCTGCCATCCTCTGAGTTGTCGCAGATCGTGCGCTCAGTGGCACGCTATGAACCCGAGGGGGATGTGGCAGCCGACACCGGCTTGGGATACGAAGCCGCCGAGGCGATCCTGGCCGCCACACAGGCCGAGACGCAAGAGTATTATTTCACTCGCGCAACGTCCTACCTCAGCCAGCCTGCGCCTTTGAAGTGGGTGATCAAGGGGTGGTTGCCAGATAGCGCTGTCTGCATGGTTTACGGCGAGTCTGGGGTGGGTAAAACCTTTATCACGCTGGACATGGCATGCCACATTGCCGCTGGCCTTCATTGGCACGGCCATAAGAGCAAGGCTGGGGTGGTTGTCTACATGGCCGGTGAGGGCAACTACGGCATTAGGCAGCGCGTTACAGCCTGGTGCATAGCGCATGGGGTAAAGAGTTTGGACAACCTACTTATATCCAACAAGGCGATCGACGTTGATAGCCCAGTTGCCGCCGCCCATATCATCAATGCTGTGCGCGAGATCACCCAAGAGAACGCCGTAGCCCTGTTCATTGATACAGTGAACAACCATATGTCAGGGGATGAAAACAGCGCTAAAGACACCCGAAATATGCTCAACTCCTGCAATATAGTGGCCAGGGCTTTGAGCGCCAGCATCTGCCTGAATCACCATACAGGACATGCTGCTGAGTCAAAACAACGGGCGCGAGGCTCATCGGCGTGGAAAGCATCGCTTGATGCTTCAATTCTAGTGTCAAAAACCGAGGGCAGCATTGAGATTGCCTGCACAAAGATGAAGGACGCGGAACCTCCGCATCCTTTCTTTGGAAAGCTTGAAATTGTCCCGCTTGGATGGATTGATGAGGATGGCGATGAAATAAAAGGCGCTGTTTTCAAAACAGAAGAAAACCCGCCTGAAAAGAAAGAAAAAAAAGAATCTGAAATTCAAAAAGATATTCGGAAAATAACAAACGCCTGGTGGGCTTCTGGAGCTGAGGAACGGGAAAATAATCCTTATATTTCGAGAAGTGCGTTAATTCATTACCTCGTTTCTAATGAAAGTTTATCAGAGTCAACAGCAAAAACTTATGCCCAGGAAAGCAAAAAGGGGAGGTTGATTTATAACTTGGTTAACTCTCAAATAATCATTCCGTATGAACACGGATGGATATTTTGCGACCCTGCAACAGCAGGAACTTTAATGATCAGGAAGTCTGGAAATTGACTGGGACAAATGGTACAAGCTGGGACAAATTAGGACATTTGTCCTGGGTGCAAACAGAAGGACAAATGGGACAGGGACAGGGACACCCCCTTTATGGGAGGGGTGTCCTGTCCTGTCCCAATCCTGATGCGATTTGCGTTCAATGGCGTTTTTAAATATAATACCTATAGGGTTTAGGAAAGGAAAAAATTTTGAATTTAAAAACTTATCAAGGGAAACCGGAGTTGTTGTTTGAGTCAGACGATTGGAAAAACTGCGGTTATTGGGTTGACGAAGAAAATAATAATATCGAATGGTTTGTTTTTTTTAAGCATCAAGAGCATAACAACGATTGGGTGACTTACAAGGTTGTTGCAAATGGCAGAGTGCCTAGCAAGGCAAATTATTGGTTCGTGATGAACAAAAAAACTGGCAATTTTGGGTTTGCAAAAGATTTAGCGGTGATGGCTGGAAATAGGCCAAACCTTCACATGAATATCATGCGAATAATTTCAGAGGAGTTTTGAGTTGAAAAAAGAGCGAAAAATATCCGAATGCTTTAAAAATTCAATCGGGACAAATATGGACATTTTTAAATTTGACAAGGCGTCGGAAGACTGGGACAGGGACAGGGACACCCCCTTTATGGGAGGGGTGTCCTGTCCTGTCCCAGCTACGATGTGGAAAACTTTTACCATGTCTTGCGCGGAAGGCTCCGTCGTTCAGGGCGGGGATGAATTGGAATGGATAACGTAAATAAAAAAGAAGACCTAGACAGAGTGCGATTCGAAGCATGGTGGATAGCAACAGGCGGAAATCACTCTCTACGCTCTCTGCGATTAATCTCTGAAGAAGCTTGGATGGCAAGCGCCAGGCTTGAGCGAATGGCCTGCATCAACATTTGCCGAGAGGTTGCCGAGCAATCTAATATCTCAATGGCAGGAGCAGTTGCTAAAACTATCGAAACTGAAATTTCCGAACGGTGAACAATTCCAGTGAATACAGAAAACAGTGTGAAATACGGTGGTTCTTGCGATATTCTTTGGAACGCGGAGGTAATGGTGCTTCGTACCTTGCTCTGGTGGCAAAGAGCCGGGGACAGCCTGCCGCCGATGCGCTCAGGTCGGAAGCAGCGGAGCAGTGGGGTAGATGGAATCGGGGGGAATGGGGGGAATGGAAATGAGTAACAAACGCACCAAGGCCGCCAAACTACAAAAATGCGCATCCTGCGGCGTGGAGCATACCTTGGACGAATTGTTCAGCTACGTCGACGGCAACAATCGTTCGATCACCAAAAACAGCCCTGAGTTGTGCAGGCTGTGTTTTCTTGCGAGGTACGGAGAAAAATGACTATTAGCGAACTAATTAACAAACTGGAAAAAATGCGCTCGGAATATGGAGATGCGAGGGTTGAGGTGCGCAACTCGGCGGGCGACTATAACGACGCCGGAGATTTAAAGGCGACACACTATGGTAATCCGTTTGATGTTGACCCGCAGTGGGTAGTTTTCGTAGATGTCTAATAAACGAATTTTCTGTCTTGTCCATGCGCAAGCCAGAAGATTGGCCGCTGAATGCGTGAAACAAGCCCCTGACGGCTTTATCGTCACGGTACAGGAACCAACGCGTACCCTAGACCAGAACGCCGCGCTACACGCCGCTATATCGGATATAGCCAAGCAGGTAATCTGGCACGGCGAAAAAATGGACACTGAGTCCTGGAAGCGCCTTTTAACCGCGTCCTGGGCAAGAGCCGTTCACGAACCGGTAAAACTGGTTCCGGCACTGGATGGCAATGGGTTCGATGTGCTGTATCGGAGGACAAGCAAGATGAGCAAGGCAGAGGTATCCAGTCTGCTAGACTACCTCCACGCTTGGGGAACAGACCAAGGGGTGAGATGGTCAGACATTTCCTACAGGGAGCAAGATTGAGCAAGTGCGCTATTTGCCGGGCAGAATTCACACGCAAGTACATGTCGACGAAGACCTGCGGTGACCCTATCTGCAAGGCCGAATTAAAGCGGCAGATTGCGCGAAAGAAAGCAGAAAAAGAAGATACCCGAATCCGTAAAGAGAAAATCAAGAGTCTCAGGGATTGGCTGGATGATGTCCAGAAGGTCTTTAACGCCTACATCCGGGCCAGAGATGGCAATGTTTGTATCAGTTGCGGAACACAATCCCCCGGAATTCAGTACTGCGCAGGCCACTACAGATCAAGAGGAGCCGCGCCACAACATCGGTTTAATGAGATTAACGTTCACTCTCAATGCAATCGCCGCTGCAACATGATGATGTCAGGGAATATCGTTAATTACCGACCAGCACTGATAGCTAAAATCGGATTGGATGCGGTAGAGGCGCTGGAAAACGATAACGAGGTAAAGCACTACACGATTGAGGAGTTGATCGAGCTTAAGGCGCTGTACAAGGGGAAGTTGAAATATATTTCAGAAAAGAAAGCTAAAATTTAGCCAAGGATTAGC